CGATGTGCGTCCCTTATAATCCTGAATAACTGGTGGAAAATAAGGCTTTTCCATTGGATATATTGGCGCATTCTGTGGAAGAAATATACGGACCAAGAACTGACAAGTGTCGTTGCTCTTGGTAAAAAAAAAGTGGAATTTCAGAGACTTCAATACTTGAACATTACCATGTTCTTGACAGGAATGAAGGACACAGTGATGACGATGACGAGAAAGGAAGCAGATCGTATCCTTCAAGAACTTCGGCAGGAGCAGCCTTTGCAAACGGAGAAAAACATCCCGAATTAACCCGCCCTCTCGTTCTCTTTTGGGGAATGGTGAATATCCCTAACTGGTACATGGACTGGGTGCTTACCAATGCTCTGTATGAGCTTCTTATATGTGATGCTCCTATTGTGGTGTACAATAATGACGATAAGGCAGACAAGAGAATGCACACTTCCAAAGAGATGAAAGAGCTGACAAAAAAATGGGAGGCAAAAAGGAAAGAGCAGGAAGCTAAAGGACAAAGGATATCTCTTAATGATTTTATAGTAAACGGCGTTAACGCTATTAAAAAGGACACAAAATAACAATCGACATGGCAGACCTCGGAAATTTGAATTTTGGGATTCACCTGAAAGACTATACACCACAAGAATACGAAGCTATCAAAAAAAAGCTCGTCAACATGCACGCAACCGTCAGCGCGAAAGTAGGATTGAAGGTTGATGTAAAAGAGATTGAGGATAAAGTAGATTCCTTGCTGAAAAACAAGACGTACAAGGTGAAGCTTGAGGTGGATAGTGAGAGTATCAAGAAGCTTACAGAAACCTTTAAAGGGCAAGGTGTGAATACAAGCGAATTAAGAGCCATGAGGGGTGTTTCTCAAATAATGCGTGCCGACGCTTACGCCAACTCTCAAAAAGCCCTTGAGCAGCTTAGAAACGTCCGTTTACAAGCAGCAAAAGCCGCAGATACGCATAATTCCGCTATGAAGCGGGCAAATACAACCATGTCTTCCCAGTCTCGAATAGCCGGAGAGTTAAGAAATCAAATCGCCAACGTGTATTCCATATATACAGTAGAGCGTTTTGTTAGGGGATTATATACCATTGGTGGGGAGTTCCAAAAACAACGCATCGCACTGACCTCTATTATCGGGGATAGCATGAAAGCTGAAACGATATTCAACCGCATCAAGGAGTTAGCGGTGGCTTCCCCGTTCCAGTTTAAGGAATTAGCGTCATACGCAAAACAGCTTTCTGCATATAGTATCCCCTACGAAGAGCTTTACGATACGACTAAGCGGCTTGCTGATATTTCCGCGGGTGTCGGTGTTGATATGGGACGTATCATATTGGCATACGGACAAGTTCGTAGTGCCGCGTTTCTTCGCGGGCAAGAGCTTAGACAGTTCACAGAAGCAGGCATTCCGTTAGTTGATGAGCTGGCGAAACGGTTTACCGTTCTTGAAAATAAAGTTGTCAGTGCTGGAGACGTATTCGATAAGATCAGCCGAAAAGAAGTCAGCTTTGGCATGGTGAAAGATGTTCTTTGGGAGTTAACCAATGAAGGCGGGAAATTCTACAACATGCAGGAAGCTCTCGCAGAAAGTCTTGCGGGTAAATGGAGCAACTTGCAAGATGCTTGGGATGTAATGATGGCAGACATTGCAGAGGGTAATAGCGGCGTCCTTTCTGATAGTTTGGAAATACTTACCAAGCTGATGAAACATTGGGAAACCGTTGCCGATATACTTGGCATGTTGGCGTTTGTATATGGTTCGTATAGAACTGCTGTTATGTTGACAAATGTCGCAACTAAGGGATTACTGGTTGTGCAAAATGCGTTAAACGCTGCAATGAAAAAGAATCCAATAATTTGGATTATAACTCTTATCGGAACCGTAGTAGGAGCATTGGTTATGTTTCGAGAGGAAGTCAAAACTACAACAGAAGTTATTACAGATTTAAATAAGACTATTTCCGATACGAACGATAAGATGAAGGGGAACAAGGCCGTTGACGGACTTATAGACCGATACGAAACCCTTAGCCAAAAAGCCAACAAAAGCGCAGAAGAAAGCAGGGAATTAGGACGTATAACCAAGAACTTATCTAACACCTTCAAGGATGCAGTAGCCCAAACAGACAAATACGGAGTAGCAATATCCCTTTCTGTTGAGAAGATGCGAAAACTTTCTCAAGAGCAAAAGGAATTGTACAAAAAACAATTTATCGGCACCATGGCAAATGCGCAAATACAAAAGCAGAGCGTAGATGTTGAAAGAGAAAGGCTTGCCGGGATTATCAGAGAGGGTGGATATAGAAGGTTTGACGAGACAGGAAGAGAACTATCCTTTGCCAAATATAAACCGGAGGATATTACTAAAGCAAGAAACAGACTGTTGGAACTTGAAAAGCAAAGTTTAGACTTGGCTAACATTATAGATACAGCCAGACAGTCTTATCATTCGATGAGCCAAATAGATATAAGTAAACCATTGACTGATTGGGAAAAGGAAGCAAACTTGCTCGCTGGAGATTTGAATGTCATAAAGCCTAAAGAGAGTGAATCGTATGAAGAATACATGAGCAGGTTGTCTACTAATATAAGTGATTTAAAAAAGAAAATAGACAGCCTTAATCCGGATAATAAATTTTCAGAAAAACAATTAGCGTCCTATAACAAAGAACTTGATACGACAAGGAAAATATACGAAACGTTAGGCGGAAGAGAAAAGTCAACAGATACAGCCAAAGACCCTGTTGCCGAGCAATGGAAGAATCGTGCCGACCTCATAGAAAAAGCTATATCCAGCTACGAGAAATGGAGGAAAATAGAGGGGGAAGAATCGGCCGCCCAAAGAGTAAAGAATATACCCGAATTTGCACCAGTATTTGATAGCAAGGGGGTAAATTTAGACTTGAGCGATCCGAGTAAGGCGTACAAGTATATCCAAAACCAGCTGGATCAAAGCAAGGAGAAGCAAAAAGATTTATATGTTTCTCTTGGCGTTAAGATAGACAAAGAGCAGATTGAAAACGCAAAAAAAGAAGCCGATAACGCCTTAAAGGAAATAGAGAAATATGTCTCTCAAGCCGGAGAGAAATGGGACTTGTATAAAAAGCTATTTGAAGCGACCGGAAACAAAGCGCTTTCCATGAACATTGCTTTCGGTGAAAACATATCATTTGAAAGCATTGTTGAAGATTTCCGCAATCAGCTTGGAGATGCCCTAAAAAAGACAGGAAGCAAGTTTTCCATTACTGATGTCCTTGCCATGAAAGAGGATGATGTAAAGAAGCAATTCGGAGAAGGAGCCGTTTTAAAGCTGTATCAAGCAATAAGCGAGGAGGGCAAGAAAATGCGGTCTGAAAGCATTGAAAACCTTTCAGGCATGATAGAAGATTATAAAGACTATTCCCAAAAGATAGAAGATATTGAACGTAACCGTCAAAAGAGCATTGCAGATATAGAGAAAAACAGGGAAAGTATAGGCGGTAAAGAGGCCGACAAACTAATAAAAGAAGTAAACAAGCGGGCGCAAGAAGACACCTCGTCTGTGCTATTCGATCAATTCAAGGAAAGCAGTGACTGGGTGCGTATCTTTGATGACCTTGACCGGGTATCTACATCTACGTTAGACGACATGATTTCTAAGGTAGAGGAATTTTCCCAAAAGCAAGGATTGTCAATCGAAGATACTAAAGAATTGGTAGAAGCGTTGCGTAAGCTTCGTGGAGAATTTGCAGAAAGAAGTCCGTTTAAGGCGTTGGAGGCCTCTTTTAGCAGCATTAAGGAGGCTAAAAACAGGCTGGAAGCATTGAAGAGCAGCGGAGCTTCTAAGGCAGAAATAGACGCAGCGGAGAACGATTTAAATTCGGCTTATTCCGACCAGTCAAAGGCCATACAAGGCGTAATCGGTAAGTTTGATGCGCTTGCAGGAGCTGCGGATTTCTTAGGAGGAGTGTTTGAAAATCTTGGACTGGGAACAGGCCTTTCAGATGCTGCTGGAATTTTGGGAGGAGGGATGCAAGGAGCATCGCAAGGCATGGGAATGGCGACTTCTTTATTCGGGGCATCAGCAGGTCCTTGGGGAGCAGCAGCAGGTGCAGCGTTAAGCCTTATTTCCGGCATTGCGCAACTACATGACAAAAGACTTGAAAGAAGTATCCAGCGTAGCAAACAAAGAGTTGAGGAGTTAAAATCCGCCTACGATCAATTAGGAAAATCCATAGATAGATCGCTTGGTGGAGACGAAAGCATAGAGCGTGCCATATCGCTATATGAACAGTTGGAAGAACAAGTTAAACGCGCCGGGAGTTCGCTTACCGAAAGCTATAAAATGCAATTCCGAGTATTAAAGGACGAGGGTTCGGACTATGTGGAAGAATTAAAAAAACGGATAAAATCAATGGAGAGCCTTCCTGCCGGGATGCAGCGTTTTATGGGATTAAACTTTAAAATAGGTGTAGACAAGGAAGCGCTGGAAGCATTGGAAAAGGTTGGCGTAGGAAAGGAACTTGATAACAGCGTCCTTAAACAATATCAGGCCCAATACGTGGGACTTGTTTCTCAACGTGCAGAGATAGAGGGCCAATTAAGAAACGAAGAAGGGAAAAAGAAATCTGATGCAGGAAAGATACAAGACTATAAGAACCAGCTTGCGGAACTGAACGAGCAAATCGCCTATTTCGTGGAAGACCTTACCAAAGATTTGTACGGAATAGATTTTCAGGATTGGGCAAGTCAGATAAGTGATGCGTTAACGGAAGCCTTTGCCAACGGAGAAGATGCAGCGCAGGCTTTTGACAACGTAGTGAACAACATCATGCGAAGTGTTGCCAACAACATATTAAAGAACTTGGTAATACAGCCCATGTTTGAAAAGTTACAGGATAAACTTTTCGGAGAAAAAGGCCTGTTTAAGGAGTTTACGGATATTCAAGATAATGGCGCTGTTGCAGCAGGGGCTATAAAAGACTTTTTCGACAATGAGGGGAAAGCCATGATAGATGCCTCACAATCTTTCCTTGAAGCCTTTGATAAAGCTACCGGAGGAGCGCTTACGGCTACCGGGGAATCTTCCACTTCCGGATTAACAAAAGGAATACAAGGTGTAACAGAAGATACGGCAAACCTTTTAGGTTCATACCTGAATAGCATCCGACAGGATGTAAGTGTAAAACGTGCTCTTCTTGAAAAATTAGGAAATGAAATTTTCCCAAAGTACAATATTCTCGCAGAACAGCAACTAACGCAATTAAGAGCGATAGCTAACAATACGCTAAGAAGTGCTCAAAACACAGAAGCCAACTTGGCTGTGTTAAAGGAGTTTATGGGATTAGTGGGTATGGTTATAGATAAAGGGAAACGAAAGATTAATATATAAAATTATGAACGACAAGGCTTTAAGCAGAACATTACTCAACCAAGCAGTATCGCTGGGATTATGTACGGAATGGACGGAACAATGGGGTTCTCCCGATCAACAAGCGTTAATTGACAAGTATTTGCATGGGATTGATTTCTGTATAGACAAAGGGTACCCTACCAATACTTTCATAAAGGAAAACTTCGATAGGGATATTCTTCACAGAAACAACATTTTTGTTGATGAAGATGTACAAAAGCGAAATATGAGCCACACATCCGTACTGAACGGAAGCTGTAAAGGTACTCTCCTATTTGACGGTTTCTCTATATGTGATTTGTATGTCCGTCATGATAGCGAAGTGACTATTGACTGTTCTCAGTATTGCAAGATATTCATTAATGTGTATGACCGGGCAAAGGTAAACGTAATTCAAAAAGGAATAGCATCTGTATATGTATATATTCATGGAGAGGACTGTGTAGTAGAAACCGAGGGAGATGTATTGCAAAGAAAAAGCCAGATGTAGTGTCTGGCTTTATTGTTTTATCTAAATAATAGTCAATTTATAAGCTTGCAAGCCACTTCTTGCCTGATTTGGTTTTGAGCCATATCAAGAATGCTCCTGCTACTATTACACCTGCTGTGAATATTGCTGCTAACATTTCCATATTGTGTTATTTTAAAATTAAATTTCCAATATTGGCTAAAATTACGGTCAATGTAATTCCTGCTACTAATATATACCAATTTATTCCTACGTCAATATTAGTGTACAGTGGAGTTACACCACCTAATACCAATGCAACAAAAGTAAGCTGGGAAAGGTTGAAGAAATACCCTGCAAGTTTTTCACGCCTTACCTTATCCTTTTCCTTGCCCTCTTTCTTCGCTTCTTGTTTTTCGCTCCAATTACTCATTATAGCGCTATTTGATATGCAAATATAAGAAAGATAGAACGAACAAGCAAATAAATAACCAATAAATCAGTTTTTTAACAATAGTAATTTTAGAAAGATAGAACGAAAATATGTAAGGCAAGAAAAGCAGAGAAAATTTCGATTGGAAATACCTAATCAAAATTATAAAAACCGCTATCTACCAATACGGCAACCCTTACAGGTGAGAAGTTGTTGTCTTTTTTCATTATGGTTATTTATAAAAAATGCCCAGGGATCGGCATACCCATTATTTAAGGATAAGCGGCAAGAAGCTGCTTTCGGGTATGCGTAGCCATGAGCGTAATTATGATGCAAATATAGCGACTAAAGTTTATATTGCAATAAATCACTTATTTTTTTATACATGTTTAATAGCATACAACGAAGTGACACCAATCTAAATGTATAGTTTTTAATAGATTACTTATTAATACAGAATAACTTTCTCTCACAAACAAATCAAGCGGAGTTTCCTCCGCTTGACCTGATGATGTACTAATATATTAAGCCTTAAAGTTGTGTATTACTCTTTTGTAGCTCTGAACTTCATTTTATCACCTTCGCTATTAGAGTAGTCTATTTCCGCATTCTTACCGTCAAATGACGTAAATGTATAACGTTCGGTAATAGGGTCTATTGTAGTTCCAACAACGGTACTCCCTTCAAGTTTCCATTTTCCAATGTAGTAATCTCCGAATATTACAGTCTTGTAAGACCCATCGCTTCTTAGTTCCATATATATATTCCCTTTGGATATATCAGAACTTGCGCTTCCCTCTTGCACCCAAGTAACATTCCATTTTCCTGTAACTTGCTCAGAGGTAATCTTAACTTCGTCGTCATCATCCGAACATGCACTAAACATTAACATTGGCAACATTGCCAGTAAAAATAAAATCTTTCTCATAAAGCATTTGTTTTTGTTAATTAATGTGCGGCAAAGTTAACAACTTTATATTGATAAATATTATTTTATTTATGATTTATTGTAACAACTATTGTATGTTATAAAACACATCCACCCTTTTATTATCCGCATCGCTTGAGAAAATCACCTATTTTCTATATATTTGCACAAAAATATAGAAAATACATGAAATAATTATGAAAGATGAGATAAGTAAAAGAGAACGAAAGGAATTGCAATTACACAGGAATTGTAACGAGTTTATTGTTCAGCTTGAAATGCTTATAGCAGAAGTTGCGGATTTAGAGCTGTGGAGAGCAGATAACGGATTAGAGCAAGAAGAAGAAATAGACAAAAGACTGGCAGCCATTAAGAAGATGAACGCCAGCCTAAAGGATTTTGTGCAACCCATTAGAGATTGTGACGTTTTTTTATCCCGTCGAGGATTGCTTTCAAATAAACAAGATCAGTCTCTGAATTACCGCCTGCGGTAGCTCCGTTTGTGCGAACGTACGCTTCTGCTGATTTTGCAAATCTGTAAAGTTTTACAATAGAGTTCTTCTTCTCTTTGTAGAATCCGTTATCTGATAAGTTGAGTTTTTCAATTTCGTCTAACACAGATTTGCAAAAAGCAAGAAATTCTGAATAGGTCATATTCTCTGATTGGAATACAAAATCTCCAATAGAGAAACTATCAAATACATCTTTCATATATAGATAAATTTTAATTGTCGCAGCAAAGGTAGCTAATTATTGAAAATATATTTGGCTACCATTGCTATTTCAAAGATTATATCTATCTTTGCAGTGCGACACTTTTATATACATATTTGGATTGGGGATTTTTTATGCCCTATATTGAACTACTGCCCAAAATATAAGCAGAGGTTTCTCCGTACATATTTCGCCCCAAAGCCAATATGGAAGTGTCGCAACTTGGAGAAAGCCTCTGCTTTCTTCTTATATTATTAACTTTTAATTTTCATTGTTTATGCGACACTTGAATGAAAATCAAATCTTCCAATACAATGGAAGTCCTATTACCTTTCAGAAAGGCGATAGTGTAATGGTGAACGCCACCGAAATGGCCAAACCGTTTGGAAAACGCTGTAATGACTTTTTGTCAACAAAACAGACAAATGAGTTAATTAGCTCATTATCAGCCAAAACGGGAATTCCCGCAACGGGTTTAGTTACTGTAAATCAAGGAGGTAACAATCAAGGTACATGGTTACATGAGGATTTGGCATTAATCTTCGCTCAATGGCTTTCTCCTGACTTTTATTTATGGTGCAATGACCGCATCAAAGAGCTTCTCCAATACGGCATGACCGCCACGCAGCCAACTTTGGAGCAGATGATAAACAACCCCGATCTTGTTATCAGCCTTGCCACACAGTTAAAAAATGAGCGTGAGGAAAAGGCGAGATTAGAACAAGAAAAGAAGCAGCTTGAAGAGAAGAACGCCAAACTAAAACCCAAAGCCGACTTTGCCGAAGCCGCTTTCAAAGCAGAGGGCAAAGTAGACATAGGCCAAGCCGCAAAGATTCTCAACCTCGGTTTCGGGAGAAACACCCTTTTTAAAAAGCTAAAGGAAGTGGGCGTATTCTTTAAAGACAGGAACGAACCGAAACAAAAGTACATTGACGCCGGGTATTTTGAAATGACGCTGTTACCGCCTATACACAGAGACAGCCACCCCGACATATTATATCAAAAGGTACTTTGTAAGCCCAAAGGACTTGCTTATATCAATCAGTTGTTCGGTGGGAAACCTTCTGACAGAAAGATTTCGCCTATAAAATAGTATAGCACAACAACACATATTTGCGTAGTATTTAGTAAATTTGCAGAAAACGAGTAGGTTATGGAGCGAATAAGACTTACAAAGGAGGAAAAGCAAGCATTTAGGATCGTTTCGGAATTTGGCGGAGAATGTCCTGTTACATATCCGAAGCATGTATTTGCCGCATCCGTTCGCTCCATTGAAAGAAAAGGGTTAGTAAAGGCTTCTTATTTGGTTGGCGGTCAAGTGTGGAGCGTCAAACTCACCGAAGAGGGAAAGCATTACCTTGCCGTTAATCCAAACTTGCATAATCCTGTTAATTGGAATTTAATACTTTCCGTCATAGGTATTATTATATCTATTATAGCCTTATTCGTAAGCTGCATGAGGAAATACTAATCGTACTATTTAATAAATTAGCAGTCGGTTCAACTGCCCGATAGCTATAACTATACCCCTATTATTAATATCTAAACAAATATTTCATCATGGAAGAAAAAATATACGAATTGCAGAAAGAGAATGTTTTCCTTGCGAGACAATTATTGCGCCTGTCCGAAGATTTAGAGTTGGCACATAAAAGAATAGATGAGCTTGAAAAGGCGCTGAAGGGGAAACGCATGATAAATCCATACATGAAAATAGCTACTCCGGGCAAATGAAATTTATATGGCCGGATAGTATTGGCTATTAATCATAAGCAGAAACGATAAAAATCATCTATTTTCTATGTTTTTATATTGATTATTTAGAATATATTCTATATATTTGCATCAACATTGAACAAGCCAAAGAGCTGATTAACGGTATTCCCGTTAGTTGGCTCTTTTTGTTTTTTTACAACACAAACTCAAGATAACACATGGCAAAGCTTTACAGTATCTATTTTCAAAAGAGTAAGCCGGGAAGTCCTGTTATTGATACAAAGTCCCAATGGGGAGTTGTGTGCAAGGACTTTCCGTTTGCTGTTTACGGAGAAACTAAAGAATTGCCGAAGAGAGACTGGAAAGACGAGGACGGAGAGGATACATTTATCCCTGATAGACTTTACATGCAAGCCTACGATCTTGACGTGGAATTTGCATACAAGGGAGAAATGGATACAGCCAATGAAAAGGTGATTGGCTTTTTGGATTACCTTTCCGGCAAAGACAATTCCGGTGCAGAGCTTAAGGTTTACGACACCTACACCAAGATAGGCAGGCAGAGTGTCTACTACAAATCCGTAGAACCGGATCTTTTCGTTCGCAAGACTGACGAGGGAGATGTGTTGACATTCAGTGTTACATTCCGGGTTACTGACCCTCAAACCCAAATAACACTTTCGATCTAATGAGACGGTTTACGGTATATAGCAAGGACGGACAAACAGTCAGATGTGTACTGGATAAGCTGGAGTACACCGGGGTTTTCATGGCGGAACGCGCGTGCACATCAACTTTTATATCTGATGTCAAAATCAACTTTGACGTATTTGATTACATAGATTATAGAGGAGAACGGTTTGAACTGGAGCTTCTTCCTACGGTAAAGAAAATATCAAAGCATCAATACAGTTATGACCTTAATTTCGTTTCTCTGAAATACGAACTTGAAAGGTGCATGATGCGTAATATTGTTCCCAGCGACAACGGAATAGTCTACCCTACTCCTTTAGTTGTTGAGTTTACCGGAACGGTCAAGTATCTTGCAGAAAGGATACAGGCATGCTTGGACGCCATGTACGGGAAAGGTGTATGGAGCATAACCCTTGCAGATGGCGTAGACAGCGAGGAAAAGAACATCTCCATGAGTAACCAAAACTGCTGGAGCGCTCTTTCTCTTGTAAACACAGAATACAAGCTGAATTATTTCGTAAAAGGAAGAAGCGTTACCATTGGCGGTGCGGAACCGGTAGTGAATAATGTTTTTGAATACGGCAAGGGTAAGGGGTTATATGAGATTGAACGAATATCTGATGCGGACACAGGGATTGTAACTAAGTTACGAGCCTATGGTGGCACAAGAAACCTTGATTACAGTTATCCGAAAAAGCCTGAATGGACTGACAGTATTCTCCCCGCCAACTACGCCTTATCTCCTCTTCGTCTTATGCTGCCAAGTTTTAAGACTGACGGAGTTACCGACTTTGTGCTGGCGTCAAACGAGGCTATCGCCAAATATGGGATTCGCGAAGGCGTGATAACCTATGACGATATTTATCCCTCTATTACGGGGATGAAGAACTCTGCCGGACAGGCTATTGACGAGATAAAGAGTGTTGACGCAATAACAAGTGAAACGCAACCCACTTTTACGGTACAGCTTTATGACTTGGGATTTGACTTAAACGAAAGCTATATGCCAGAAGCGCAGCTTTCCATGAAGAGCGGTGCATTGCAAGGGTATGCCTTCGCTATTGCCAAAATAGTTAAGGCTTCGGACGGCAGCTACACCCTTACGCTCGGAAGAAACACCCTCGAAGAAGCGGATACAGATAATTTCACAGTTCCTAACAAGGACTGGAACATGAAAGCCGGGGACAAGTTTGTTCTTCTGAACATACTTATGCCACAAGAATATATTCGTGCTGCCGAAAACAGGTTATTGGAAAGGGCTAAAGAATATATTGCCAAATACAGCAGTACAAACTACTCTTACAATATAGGCGTTGACGAAATTTTCATGGCAAGAAACGCTAACTTCTATAATGAAATAATGGAAGGTAAGCGGCTTACTGTGAATGACCCCGAAATGGGGATAGACCATGAGAACGTGATAATACAGTCTCTCTCTATAAAAGAGGGAGAAGGGTTGATACCGACATTTGAAGTAACTCTTAATAATGAGCCAAGCGCAAGCACCCTTGAAAGAATACAAGGACAGATTAGCGAGATTGAAACATCTGTAAATAATAAGTTTTCATCACAAAGCGAACTAAGCAAACAATATAGAAAGAAGCTTGACAAAGTCGTTTGGGACAGAAATCTTGAAGAGAGGGTTGACGATAACGGAAAGGAATACTTGTTCTTAACCAAACCGTTGATTACCGCCTACGGAGTAACCATGTACTCAGGCGCAGACGTTCAAGTCCCTTCAATCTACGAAGGTCTTCCAATAGACGGTGTGACAATACAGTGGGTTGACGGAAAGCTTGTCGCAACAGGTGGAAAGGGTACTGCCAATGGTATAGTGGTTAACGGTAATACTTACACTCCTAATGAGGACGGAATAATCACCTTGCCTAATTATCCGACTTCGCTTGAATGGGACAACATATCAGGAAAGCCCAGCTGGATAGGTAGTACAAAGCCCTATTACTCATGGGATGAAATTGGAGGTAAACCTGAATGGATAGAAGATACTAAACCAACCTATGATTTCAGCGAAATACAGAATAAGCCTACCACCCTTGCAGGCTATGGTATCACAGACGCCTACACCAAAAACGACATATCCGGACTATTAGCCGATTACGTAACCAAATCAGGTGCACAGGACATTACAGGTATCAAGTCATTCATAAACGGCTTAAATATCGGTGATATACTTGTGAAGAAGCATTCTGACGGAGTGGTTGAGTTAGACGGTGATTTGATTTTGACAGGTAGTCTTACCATGTTTGCACAAGGCAGTCATACGGCATCAACCATTCTTGATGCGCTTCCGATTGACAATACCACATTATCCAAAGAGGGTGATGTATTAAGCGTAATAGGCGGTGTTGGAGGTGGTTCGGTAGACGGGATTATCCTTAACGGCACAACCTATTCTCCTGATGAAACCACGAAGCTTATTACATTGCCGAATTACCCCACCACATTGCCGGCAAGTGACGTGTATTCTTGGGCCAAGCAGCCGAACAAGCCGAGTTATTCGTTTGGTGAGTTGTCTTCTCATCCTACTACGCTGGGGGGATATGGGATTACGGATGCTTATACGAAAACGGATGCGGATAGCAGATATTTCAGACATATCGGAGATACGTATGAAGATGGCAGAAACACAGGATGGATAGGATTTGGTACTGGTACTTATATTGAAGCTTATCCTGATGGAATTGCACATAAAATATACTCTTATGGACAAGTAACATCGTTTAATTCAAGTTATTCAAGGCTTGAATTGTATTCTACCCATACATCATCAGATCCAAACGATGGCAATAATGGCATACAATTTAGATCAGGATGGAATGATGATAAGAAAAGCTGGCGAATGCTTCTTGATGAAGTTAACTATCTTCATTATACAGATAATCGCTACGTCAACAAGGCAGGGGATACGATGACGGGAACATTGCTAATGTCAAATGATTCTGATATTTATGGTAGGTCTTCTGCTAATTCAGGTGCAGCCTATATCATAGGTTATAGAGATAAGACTATTAGCGGTATTGTAATGCACGATATTAGCCAACACAACAACGCTAAGGCTCTATACATACAGACTAATGGTTATGACTCACCTAGTGACACTGGAGGATTAGCCATAACAAATGATTGTGTTACAGCATTCGGCTCAGGTGATAATGGTTCTGTATTCAGAGTGCTAAATGAGGATAATGTAAGTCTTGGGGCTTTGTTTAATGTTGCAAAAGACGGCACATTAACAAGACTTGGCCATAAGATATTCGATAATGGCAACAAACGAGACATGTTCTCAAGCATGAACGAAGCCTTTACCGCATGGGGAAACGAGCAGGTAATCAATGTCGAAGGAGATGCAAACACATACTATCCGGTGGCTATTACAATAGATGGCACAAAAACATGGAACAGTAGGATTAGCATATATAAAAACTTAGGAAGCAGAACTCCCTCTTATCCGGGAAATCATGATAATGGCACTTCATCCATGTGGGCCATGTACGAAGGACGTTATAACGGTTGGGACGGAAACGGCGGATATATCGTTACAAAATATGTCAGGCAGCCATACGCCAACCTGATATCAAAAGCTGAACATGCTGGTAATCAAGCTGGTAAGCTTGTTGTGTATCTAAGAGGTGGCGGATGCGAATATAGGATATGCACTGATTATCGTGCTGGCGTAAGTGTGTATTACGAAAGAACGGAAATTAGCGGTTATATTGATTATCCTGTCTATGTAGAGCCGACCACGTCCGTAGGTAATCAAGGGGTATTAAATCTTGTATCTTACGATTACTTAGTTCAAAAGGCCGTTAGATTGGAGACCCCTCGCAGTTTATGGGGACAGACTTTTGACGGGACGGGGAATGTTAACGGAACTATTCATGTTAATTCAGGTGGTATTTATCCAATTATATTAAGGAATAGTGGCGGGTCGGAATGCTCCATAGACTATCAATGTAGTGGAGAACATTTTGTTGCAGGAGTTTATCCAGATAGGTTCTTTATATGGAGAGAAAACGGCGGTGAAATCGCCTCGTTTCTTTCAAATGGCTACGTCGGCATAGGCACTACATCGCCAAGTTATAAGCTTCATGTAGATGGAGATACGTATTGTTCGGGTAAAATAACTTCGGGAAATTGGATCAGGTCTGACTTGTACTCAGCAGGTATTGATCACTATGCTGATGATTTATACAGCGCTGCTTATAACGCATGCGCTCCTAGTAATGATAACTATTGCTGCTATTCGCTTATTCGAGCAGGAACGTATGCTTTTGGAATAGGCTTTAACACAAATAATGAGATATGGCTGGGTTCTGCCACCACAGACAGGAAAGCGGGTGGACAATGGCTACAAATAAGCAGCGGCCAAGTAACATGCAGCAACAATCTTCTTGCTAAAGGCGGAATAACCATGTACTCCGATTTAAGAAAGAAGAACGTCCTGAACAGCATCATCGTACCTCTTGACGTAATGGCAAACGCTGACCTTTTCGACTACACTTTCAAGACAGACGAAAAATGCAAGGTCAGAGCAGGAACGAGCGCCCAGTATTGGAACGTGTTTCTTCCACAGGTGACAGACACAGACAATGAGGGCTTCTTCACAATGAGTTATGATGTGCTTGCAACTACATGCGTACTGTCTATCGCGAAGCATTTCCAAAGATTTTTGATAGAGGATTTCAATAACCACGAAACGAGAATAGAATTTCTTGAAAGAGAGAACAAGGAGCTGAAAGATAGCAATAAAGAAATGATGAACCGTATTATCGAACTGGAAAGGAGGGCAGCATAATGGCAGTGTATAATATATTACCGAGTACAAACCTTAAAACAGAGGATATACGCGATACGCTTAATGCAAACGGAGGGAGTGTTTCCAATGACTGCTTAACGTTCTTTACAGATGCTGCTAATATTAGGATATGGGCGAAGTATAAGCCTATAAATTACGCAAAAAACTTCGACTTGACGGATGCAGAGAGGGCGACTAAGAACTATGGCATCGGAAACATACCATGGCAAACCGAGTTCGGTGCTTGCAAGGCATTCATCGACAGGACAAGTGCGGAACTTTCAGCGTACTACACATATGATAGGCCAACTGGTGGCGCTTCCTCACCTTACAGGTTAGATGATTTCAGGGGCTATGACGGAACTGCGGACGCACCTATATATCCGTCCAGCAAAACAAACTTAACAATGGGCGGAAACAATACATGGGTAGCGGTATATGTCAATCTGAGGGGAAAGAGTTCACATCCAAATTGGCTGAACATATCCTATCTTGACAATAGAGACCCGTACGGAACATTGATTCTGTCAGCAGATAACTGCTATCTCGGAGTAATCCTTAAAGGGGATAACGGAACGTTCTATGCTATCGAACAGGTAAAAGTCCATACCCATACAGAGGGTGGAGACCATGAGACTGCTATTACTATCAATGATAGGAACTGTTATGGAACCTATAAGTTAATGCCGTTCCTCATTGAATCGAGTTCGCTTCCAAATCCTGACGGCAACGGTTATCAAACGGTAAAGTGTCTTCCGCTTACAATGTCTATCTCGACAGTCACCATAGTTAAGCAGGCAGCACAGTTGGTGGTTACCGCCAACTATGCGAGAGCAGACTATGGCAACGGATACAGGCTATATTTAACCAGTATCGTAATCAAGAACAATGGCAATATTAGTACAAGTGTTTCAGGCCTTAGATGTTCCTTTAGTGGAAGCAACATGACTAATGTATCTAATGTATCAATATGGAATGTCGGCTCAACCAGTATATCAATTGCACCCGGTGAGACAAAGACGATTACCTCATTTACTAACAACAATTTCTACACCACTACCAAGACGAATGTGTATGGCTATTGGTATTTGTATGTTTCATATACAGGAAATGAGATAACCAAATCATTGAATATAAGCAACACACCGCCAGCAAGCGGTTCGTTTTAAGACGTATTATTAACTTAATAATAGACCATGAAACAGTTCAAATCATTATCAGACAAGCGGCTTATCATTGAAGCCGAGGTAAACGGAAAGAAAGGCTTCTTCCTTATCGATACAGGTGCGAGTGTTGGGCTTATTGCCGAGGACAAGGTAAAGAAGTTCGACCTCGTGAGAGGACGCAAATACCCCGGCTCTCTTGTTGGCGCTGGCGGTGAAATGGAAGATGTGTATTACTGCAATACGCTTGTGCGGTTTGGCGGGAAAGATATTCCGCAGTTCCTCATTACCGACATATCAGGCGTGAGAAACAGCATAGAGCGTGAGACCGGGATAGAGATACTGGGAATCATCGGCCTTTCACAAATGAAAATCGCATCGATGCAAGTTGATGCAAATGACAATATGATAACAATAGAATAGTAAACCAATAAAAACAAAAGTTATGAGTACATCAACAACCGCCGCTGAAAAAGTGGCTTATGAAAAGTTAGTGAGAGCAACAGTAAGAGTAAATAACTCCGTAGACGAATCCAAGGTCTATGACATTGAAGCGGATGCCGAGATAAACAATGGTATTGTAGGTAACATCAATTCAGGCACAGTGAAGAAAGACGGCTCACAGGTGGCTACTTTCAACAGTTACGGCAACGAGAACCTGAGCATCAACCATAACATGGGAGACAAGCAGGAGCAGTGCAACATCACCGCGGCTGTCAATACCTTTATTGCCGACACGAAAGCCAAGATAGCTACCGCACAGCCTGTTTCATTGTAATTGTACAACCATTAAACTATAATCATCATGGAAGATAAGAAAGAAAAAGAAGAGTTGAGAGATATTGACTTTGCCAAAGCAGAAATCGAAAACATTGACGGCTCAAAGTCTAAGATATTCGTAGACGGTGACGGTGAGATTGGCGTATTGGTTAAGCAGTTTGCCAACGTGATATACTCCCAGTCTAAGGAATTGGGGGAGGTGGAAGTAGCCCGCGAAATCTACAAGACAGGCAAGTCAAAGGTCACAAAAGAACAGGCAGTAGCCTTGAAGAAGTATGCGGAGAACTACCCGTACATCTTGCGCACTGCAATAGAGGGTGTATTTGATGTGTTCAAGTAACTAATCAGGAAGGGGTTGTGTCATGAAAAAGGTAAAGGTTGATTTGTTAGTTGTTGGTAATCTATTGGTTATCAACAACTTGCGAGGGGGGGGGTAAAATCCTCTAATTGGAATTGTTATGCAGATGAAAGCCTATATGAAGCGGACAGGGTCGTACATGGAGACTACGAGATTGACGGTGACAGTGATATGTCTATTGCTGTTACTGGTGGTATCACCATTATACGGAAGGAGGTATGATATGGCTATTATACCTAATACCGATGTCAACCTTGCAGGTAATGTACGTGACGTACTGAACTCTGCCGGGGGAAGTGTCACTAACGAGGTGATAACATTCTTCCAAACGAGGGCTAACATCAACAAGTGGGCCAAATACAAACCTTACCGAAAGGCAACAAACTTCAACCTTGATTATAGCACAGACCCTACACGTGCGGACGGGTGTATGTGGGGAATGGTTACCCCAACATTGAAGGCGGGATATGTGTATTTCAATAAAATGGCTTATGAAATTACCACAAACCCTTCTCAGGCAAATTACCCCAACTGGGAATATCAGCTTCCGAGAGGCGGACAGGGTGAGCCTTACCGACTTGGTGATTTCAAAGGATACAATACCGCGGCTGTCCAGCCGTTTACAACAGGCATAACTAATTATAAGTCGGAACTGAATATGTTTGATGAAGATAGCTTCACTGCTTTTTGCATGATAAATTCGGGGTCCGATTTTAATTTCAGGGACTTTTTTACGGCATCTTCCGGATATAGGTTTGTTGTTGAATGCTACTTGGAAACGGGTATGCCTTTTTATGTTATGGACGCTCCGACTTACAAACAAATATCAGGGCAAGATATTGCAAACGTTACCGACTGGGCAGAATATATAAAGATCCAGCTTTCGCAGATAATGCAGAATACAAGCCAGCTTGTCGGGCGGTCGCTGTATGTATGTATGGGTGTTCAGAAAATAAGCTCAAGTGGAAGTGCCGAGGGCGGAACGGGCATTGTAGCTCCATGGAATGGCAGCGATACTCCGTTTTTCAAAAGGATTAGCATAGTAAACTATTTCAGCCGCCGGGCAAGCCTTACCTATGTGGCGTTTACGTTGGTTAATCCTACTTGGTATTCAAGAGACAGCGACCTTACTTTCTCTTTTTCAGGCACAAGATATTTTTGTGTAAGGATGAAGATAGAGCGTAAGGCGAAGGGAATGTACATTATTCCTGAAAACTCATCGTTCACGCCTTCTTCAGGAGAAGGGACCATAAAAATAAGATGCTCTGTTGTGGCCGGAACATATCAAAGCAGCCAGTTCGGACAACCCGCAAATAGTTCTTTGCAGAATATCAGTCAGATATATATAGAGCCTTCTTCAACCGAGGGACAGTATCAGGAGTTCTATTTGGTTTTCAGCAGCCTGTTAAGGTCCGGCACCGCTTCTTATTTGGTCTTTGAGGCTACCTCTGACAATAAAGGTTCATTCGTAACTATGGATGTTCAGACAGTGAATATAACTTGCAGATAGTACGATGAAACAGATAAGCAAATTCCCCGTTCCACTCTCACGAGCCAAACGGGGATGCAGTAGTTAGTTCTGATACTATGAATGATACAAATATATAAATAATTTCAAACAAGAAAAAGAAATGGATTAGATTAACGAAAAAGTATGTGGATAAAAAACCCGCCATGTTCTCACGAATAAGGCGGGCAAGGCAGACGAGCAATACGAACAGTAATCTTGATACTAAAGTCTGCCTGATTAATCAAATTTACGCTTACAGTTTGTACGTGACACAAAGATAGGAAGAAATTTAAACATAACGATAAAATGAAAGAAAACATTATTACCCAAAGCATACCGGGTGGATTTGCGATGATAGCAAGCAGCTTTATTGTACGGTCATTGGAACACATGATACCTTGGCTGATAGTATCATTTGCAGTTATTATCTGCGATTTGGCGTTTGGAGTTAGGAAGAGTTTATTAATGAATGAGGAAGTGCGTTTCTCCGGAGCCATACGCCGTACTATGGGTAAAATGGTAACTTACTTTGCCTTTGTCTGCATGGTTGTGATGATAAACATTGCTTCCGGAGACAAGTGGAACATTGATATATATTCCTGTCTCTTTGTGTGCTTTATAGAGTTTTGTTCTATTATAAGCAACATATTAAAGCCTAAAGGGTATGATTTTAATGTATTAAAGGCTTTGGGCATATTCTGCAAAAAGGTTTTTAATGTTGATAAGGAAGATGTTAGTGAGATAATAACGAAAGATAAGGAGGAAAATAAATGAGTTTAATTGACTTTGCTTTTATTGCACCATTTTCTTTTTATATAATAATTTATACACTTTCGGTAAAGAGAACCGGATATGTCGATAAATCCATAGAAAAATGAGTTGTATTTTAACATGATTTTTTTTGCAAATATAGCAATAACCAAAAACGAGGAGGAAAAGAAATGAATATTAAAGACTACTTCGACATTCAGGAACTTGTATGCCGACACGTGTACGAGAAGTTCGGTGATAACGCTTGGCAGTTCTTCGATAACCGCCTGTTGGAAACACTGCTTGTTATCAGGGAGAAACTTGACAAGCCTATCTATGTGAATAATTGGCAGGTGGGCGGTAATCTGACACAGCGAGGTTTTAGATGCAATGTCTGCCAGCTTGTTGCAGAAAAGACAAGGCTTGAAAAAGTGTACGTATCGGCACACATACAAGGTACGGGCATTGATTTCGATGTAAAGGACATGACGGCTCTTGAAGCCCGCAACTGGATTAAGGTAAACCAGATACTCCTTCCTTATCCCATAAGGCTGGAACAGGATGTTACGTGGGTGCATCTTGACATGCGCAATGACGGTACAAGGGGAAAGGTAGTGTACTTCAAAGGATGATGCCATGAAAGAATTAAAGAGATTATTATTTTGGGCTGCAATAGGCATATTGGCAATGCTGCTATCATCTATGCTCTCTTCGTGCCGAACGAGGACGGTCTATGTGCCCGTTGAAACCAAAGTCCTTGACAGTATCATCCTGCATGATACGACATTCCAAGAGAAGTTGGTACCTTATAAGGATAGCGTATCCATTGCTGATACTGCTTCATTTTTATGCAACCCATACGCATACAGCTATGCCGGTTACAGCAATGGCATGTTGCGTCATTCACTTGGCATATACCCGTTTGCCACGGTAAGGGTAAATATCCCGTATTTCATTGAAAAGATAAGAAGGATTGAAGTGCCGAAGCCTTATCCGGTGGAAAGAAAACTATCATGGTGGGAACGGTTTAAAATCAATTACGGAGGTGCGAGCATGATGCTAAACATTGCATGCGTCGCATTGGCTGTTCTTTGGTTTGCCATAAGGATAAAGAAGAAATAAGTGTAGAAGTTGGCTTTAGCTGACGCTCTTTCGGGGCTTAGAGTAGAAAGAAAGCCCCTATCTCTTGTCCTCTGTCTGCGAAACGAACACAAGAGACAACAATCACAATCCGAGTTGTTACGAGGCTTTCGAGTTTAATAACGCCGGGTTGTGATTTTTGTTTTTAATAATTACATGTTTTAAAGCAGAATAATATGAAAACAGGAGATTTGTATCAGATTATGATGTCTACGGTATGCAGGCATACAGGGGTTGGAGAATTGGAACTGATAGACAGTAAAAAAGAAGAATGCGTAGACGCGCGCTATCTTTTGGTGTACTTCCTATCGCAGTTTTTAACGGACGAGGAAATATCCCGTCAAACTAAGATACCCCGTCAGTCGGTAAACAGGATACGAAACCATTTCGATGTAAAAATAAACAAGTGGAGCGTAAAAAACTGCCTGCACGAAATTAGCTCCGAACTTGCCCATAACCCGCTCGTTTCTTCTATAATAGCACATTGATTCTGTCGTCCTTTGTCATGCAGCCTACATCGGGCTGCCTTGAAACAATAAATATTTTATGACTATGACAGCAGAAGATTTAATGGCAATGAAAGCCATGTCCGACGGAACCGACATGAGTTCCTACGAGCACTTCATGGTGGCTGAAAAAACAGCAAAGAGACCCAGCGGAACATCAATTGCAGCTATTACTATCGGTAGTGCAGCCTTGTTGACTGGCATCGGAGCTTGGATTTTCGGTGGCGTTTATGCCGCACAGGGAAGCAAAGCTAACCAAAGAGACATTGACCGACTGGCTCAACTGGCTATTGCAGAACGCGCAGAACGTGTAAATCAGCAACCTCGCATGATTGACTACGTAAATGTTCAGACAGGCGCTACGGCTAACGCTTTGGCGGGAGCAGGAGCAAGCGCATACGCACAGGCAGAAGCACAGATCGTGGCTGACCGTTTGACAGGTCGCTCACAGATGTGTCCGCAGCCCGTAGCATTGTACAGCGCACCGCAGCCTTGCGGATGTCCTTGCAACGGCTAATTGCATTTCGGTATCGGGGAAGGGCACACTAAGCCTTTCCCTTTTTACAAAAAACATTGCTACTTATGTTTTGGAGAAAGAAAAAATACAATATGGAAATGCTGAAAATGATAAAGCCTACCAGTAAGGTTGCACTGAAAATGCAAACTCTGATGATAGCCAAAGGAAACGTAGAGGAAGCGGAGAAGCTGTATGATTTTCTCGCTAAGGACATGGAAGAACTGCCTACGTTTGATGTTGTTCCTCCCACAACCATGCAACAGGTGAGGGATACCGCCGGAACGATATTCGGCTGGGTGAAAGAAAATCAGAACGATATCATGCAAGGCATAGAGTTCTTGAAAAGCCTGAAAAAAGGAGGTGGAATGCCGCCTTCGGGTGCCGCTCCAGTATCACCGCCTCTGCCTCCGTTGTAATTAAAACAAATGCACTATGAAAGGATTTGAAATAAATTTTAAAGTATATGCCGATACGCAGGAAGAAGCGGATGCAGCCTCAAAGGCATTGCAGGATTTTGTAAACGAACATGCTGCCGAGGGAAGAGCGGTAACAGCACAAAAGCTGACAGAGTGCGTTCCTAAATGGAAAGACAACCTGTTTGTAAAAAATCAAATCATCAAATATTTTAAATAACAAAACAATATGAACGAATACATACAAGCCATTTACGAGATAGCAGTATCAAACAATAAGTTCCTGATAGCTACGGAACAACGGCTGATAAACATTGAAGCAAAACTCGATGTGCTATTGAAAGCAAATGCACCTGTGCCTGCCAAAGAGTTAAATCACCAAGTTGCAGACCCAAAGAAATACCCTCAATCAGCAGAGGAACCCGTTGCTGAATAATATTAATAAAAAAACGATTCATTATGAGCTGTTGTAAAAACAAATCGGGACAAACCTCCGTATTGGAGCTTGTCCCCGTAGCCACAGGGACTACGACACCATCCCCAATAATGTATTACATTGACCTGATTCATTATCTGTGTCGTAACCGGAACATCTGTATCACCGCCCAATATCCTTTGAGCGGGACCATGAGGGCCGTTTTAAAGTCTATTGATTCTTTAGGCGGAAACCTTTATTCGCTGTCTATCCAATTGGTAGGTTCGGTAAGTTATCTGCCATACGTATGCGGATGCAACAATTGTGACGTATGCCCGCAGACGGATACAGTGTTCACTTCAATTACCGTACCGTTCTATTCAACCACAGTACCCACATCCGCAACACTTACCGTTACGCCTAATGTGCTGGTAAGTCCTACCAACGTACAAGACTGCTGCACGAAAACAAATGCGGTGGAAATAGAGTTCGGCCTGACTGTCACAAGCCCTGCTCCTGCGCCTGCCGTAGCTGCATTGCTTGGTGAAGATGAAAGCTTAGCAAACGAAACCAAATCATCCAAAAACAAGTAGTGTATGATTGGGGATGCAATGATAATAACCGTTTCCGTATGCCTGTTCATCTATTTGGGACTTTTCAATGCCATAGCAGGCATTTTGAAAAGACTTGTTCCGGTAAACCCGGAGAAGATAGGACGCTTATCAGGGAAGCTGAAATGCAGCAAGTGTATCAGCTTTTGGCTCACGCTGGCTTACAGCATTGCATGCGGAGGTCCGGTTATTCGTTGCATCCTTGTTTCTTTTCTGTGCGCTTTGGCCGCACTATGGATTGATTTGCTTTTGGCTTATATAAACAAAAAATACGATCGGTTATGGGAAGATTTGTAATTGTAAAACCAAAGCCCGCAAAGACGGTTAAATGCCCGTCATGCGGAAAGAAATAACAATATGGGCAACAAGAAGATTATGAAGTATTGCATGGACAAATACCTCAACGAGTGTATAGGTAACTGCAAGGACGACGGTGTCAAAGCTCTTTTACTCTTACAAAAGGACATTGAAAAGAACAACGAACATCACCTTCGCCAGCAGGACCTGCTGCTTCAAATAATCAGAAAGCAAAGCAAGCCCAATTTTTGGCGGGAGGTAGGGGCAAACCTTACCGGAGACGCCATTTTTGAGGTGTTGCTAAGAGGTGCAAGCAGGATATTCAGATAAGAAACATACTACTAATTAAAAGAAAGGGAAAAGATTATGACTATTTATGAATTGATAGAAAAGTACGGCAAAGGCAAGGGTGAAGCTGTAATGATAGAGAGCACCCGCATCCTTTCGGATGTGCTGGAGCCGATGAAAGAGAAAGAGCCTAAAAAGTATTGGCTGGCGTTAAGGAAGCTGTACGGTGCCATGAGCGGATGCCATTACAACGAGGAGTTTGCCATGCACGATGTTGCCGATATGGAGTACACAGACAAGGAAGGCAACGAACACAAGGGTGGATATTGGACGGTAGATCAGATAGAGGAAGCTACCAAAGAAATGACATTCCCGAGCGGTACGACGATTTGGGACAGGTTTGTGGCATTCAATTTAGCCTACTCCGATTTTTGTAAGAAGTTTGAAGATGCTGATATTCTAAAAATCGGCTATCTATTTTTCTTTGCTGATGAAGATTGGAGTGCCAACGACAAAGGTTCGGCGACTAAAACGTGGGATTACGTTTGTTGCAAGAATAAAATGTGACATGTTTTGTGTGTATGTGGTTAAAAAGTATTAATTTTGTATTGTAAGGATAGATAGGAATAGCCACCTATTGACAAGGGCAAACCAACAGCCTTTCTTTACTCTCCTTTGTCGGTGTAACTAACAATGTCGGTTCAATGGAACAAAAAGAAATTTGGAACCCCATTAAGGGTTTTGAGGGATTGTATGAAGTCAGCAATCTCGGCAGAGTGCGCTCATTACAGCGTACTATTATTCAGAAAAACGGAATCGCCATCACTTCTAAGGGAAGGTTCAAGAGGATTGGTATTAATTCTGTTGGCTATCCTTGTGTTACGTTATGCAAAAATGGGAAAAGCAAACAATACTCCTTGCACCGAATTTTGGCTAAAGCATTTATTCCCAATCCGGATAACAAACCTGAAGTTGACCATATTAATACAAATCGAACAGATTGTAGGTTAGAAAATCTGCGATGGGTGACTCATGCTGAAAATATGCGCAATCCTTTATCTCAACAAAGCATTAAATCTAATTCAAAAACGCATGAAGCGTTAAGAAAATCTATAAAAACCAAAATTGAGCGCAAAAGGAAAACAGCTCCAAAGAGAGTATATCAATTTAGTATTAATAGAGAATTTATTGCAGAATACGAAAGCGCAAGAGAGGCGAGCAGAGTAACGGGATTGACAGCCATGACTATTGCGGAAGTTAGTCGTGGAGGACTAAGAGGGCGACAGAGCTGTGGTGGATATTTATGGTCACGCTCAAAAGATATAATTCCGGTGTACGAACCATACAAAAAGAAACACAAACCTATTTTGCAATATACTAAAGATTGGGTACTCGTTAAAAGATGGGATTCTATTAAAGAAGCCTGCGAAACTCTTGGGTTAAAGCCTTCTAATATAAACCGCAATGCGTCTGGCCGTAAAAAATGTTTGTGTGGAGGATATAACTGGAAATATGAGAATTAGGACATCGAAGCGGCGTACGCCTTTTGGTTTGACGATGAAGACTGGATGCCGGGAGATAATAAAATATGGTCTTACATGTGCCTAAAATATAGCTATGAATGAACAATTAGACATATTGATTAAGCAGTCGGAAGACTTACCGCACTGGATGTTCTGTCGACTGCTTGCTATGATGCAATGGAACGTGCTCTAAAGATAGCCGAGGATGTTATTTGCAATGCTATACCGCTTATTGTTGCGGTAAAACTGGCTATGCTGTTAACCCTGTGTCTCTAATTCTTTCACATCCTCCAGTGCCCTATACAGTATGTATATGGTACTCATATTACTTTTAAATAGCTCCGTACTCACCCGTATTGATGCGCTATTTTTTTACCTAAATGTAGAAATATCACTGTTGCACCACAGTTGCACCACAATCACCACAGTATAACTTTGCGGTTGAAGATAAGGACGTGCACAGCCTAACTTCATAACAATTTAAAAGAATATCGTTATGAAAGAATTAAATTCAACTCAGCAAGCAGTTATAATGAGTTTCTTTGCTCCATTTATAGATGCTATTGTAGATCGAGTGACTGAAAGTGTATTGATAGCCACTGCAAAGAAAGAACCTAAGTTCTACACCCGTAAAGAAACAGCCGATTTACTCCATGTTACTTTGCCAACATTGGCAAGGCTTACCAAAGACGGGCTTATAGTTGCCAAACGTGTAGGTAGTAGAATTCTCTATGAAGCCGATGCTATTGATGAAGCTGTTAAAGATCAGATAATCTTTAAATATCGGAGGGCTTAACATGGAAGAAAAGAAAAGAGCGACCGAAGCCGCCCTCTCAACCGTAACGCTGCAAATATACACCCTTTTTCTATAACGCAACTTAATATTTTACTTTAACCGTATGATTTCTACCCCATATCATCGCATTATACAGCGAGGCGGCATATAGTTTAATCTCTTCGTTGCTTTCTAAGAACTCCACCTTTAGCGCTTCTTTCATTGCGGTGGTATAAAGGTTTTGGTCTAATGTATTATCTTCCATTGCTTTTGTTTAAAAAATTAATGATTTTCTCAAACTCTCGAATATCTTCTCTCTTTCTTCGTAGGTGGCTTTTCTTCTTTCGTAAAAAGAACCAAACAATCTAATGTTTTCTCTTCCCGAACTGGCTATATATGTATGATATTTATCAAAATTATACACCAAGTAATCGCCTTTGTCGAACGAATCAACAACAATAGGGTTAAGCCCGGCAACATTGTTCATCAGCTTCTCAACTTCATAGCGGCCCAAAAAGCATTCTACCCACTGCTCGTTATCTCGGTTGATTATATGGCCGTCATAGGTAACGGGCACCTCGTATGTGTCTTTCCCGTCTGAATGAAACAGCTGTCCTAAAAGTACACTGACGCCATAACCATTCTCAAACTCAACCACTCCTTGCATGTACTTATCAACATCTTTCATCAATTTCAGCTTTTTGATAAAATTTACCTCTTCCTCTGTAAAGTAAGGCTTAAACTCTATATCAGAGAAACTGTATTTTCTTTTAATATCTTTCATAATTACAAGTTTTAATTATCTGCATTTCACTTTTGTAAGCCCGTATTTGGCTAATCTTAGATACACCGTCCTGACGCTTACATTCAATATTTCGGCCATTCTACGGGGAGATATGCCGTCCTCCTTGTACATCTTTGTAATGTTCTCCTGTGAAAGAGGGTCAACAAATGCTTTCCGGGGTTCGGCTATTCCCATTCGTTTACGCGCCACTGCTGCATACGCTTCGTTTTGCTTATCCTTTGTTACGTAGATAACGGTAGTGTTGCTAAGGCGAAGAGGAACCAAGTTCTTTTCAAGCTGTCTGCGCTCCTCTATCAGGTTTTCTGCATCTCCGTTGACTGTCGTGTCTACCTTCTTGTATTGCTCAGGCAGACGGGCGTGTCTGTCTCTTAGTTTCTTTTCGGTTGCTCTCATGATCATTTAATTTTGTAAAACAAAAAGCCCGAACGGTTAGGCTCGGGCATGAAAAAGGCGGTGTTCCACAAGTTCACCGCCTTTTGCAATAAATATAAAATTAAATACTATATTGAATTTTTCGTTCGCTTCGATTTATAAAGAAAAGCTCCAGCCACAGCAGCAATTGCTCCTACCGCAATGCTCCCTCCGACAGCAGCGTGTCCTAAATGAATGGCGTAAAAAGACAATCCGGACAAAATAAGGACACAAATAAAAGCAAATATAATAGAAATCTTAGCTGTAAGTATAATGCCTTTTGATAATTTAGAATCTTCCGCATGCCTATGGTCCATTTCTTTTTCTGCCATTTTCAAGATTCTTTCCGCAGCCCCCGGTACAATATGATCGTATTTTGCCAAATCTTCGGGAAGAGGAAGCGGACCTGAATAATGTCTCTCATGGCTTATTTGAACCTTAGCAGGTTCCTTCTGCTGATTTGTATTTTTCATAAGCCCTTCTTATATCATTACCTACATTATACCAGTCTGAACGCATTCTTTCCAAGTCGTTCTTTTCCTTTCTTCGCCTATCGTACTCTTCTATGGGATTTTCATTCAGTGAGAAGAAATACAATATTCCCTTTAAAAAAGTGTGCATAAGGCTTTTCCTATTGTTTTTTTCTTCCATGATTAATGTTACTATTCAAATTTCATACAAATAACGTAATTTTTGCACGTTCAAGTATCAAATGTGCTGATTTTAACAGGTTATAAAACAACTTTTAACTAATAGTATATACCATTGGCTGTATTTTTTGTTTTGTCAATGGTAAGCGGATATATCCAAAACATTCCAAATACTTTTCTTTCTTGGTAGATAGTAAGAAAGTGGCGTAATGCTGTTTTAAGGGGATGTACAGGCATCCTTTTTTTTTTAATCATGGCTACATACTTTCAACAGTTCCGGATTATCGTAAATATTACCTACATACTTAATCCCGAACATATCTATCATTTGTCCTATTGGTTTGTTTCCAAGATTTTGAGACAGAACTTCTAATAGCACAAAAGAACCGATTTTATCGCTATACACTACCTCACATAGTACGCCAACACATTCAACCAAATCATGCTCATAGATTTCTATATCATCGTATTTAACTCCAGTGAACTGGCCCAACGTCTCTATCTGTATGGGTATCTCATGTGAACCATCAATTATCACGTCAACAAGTTTTTCGTCCCATAATCTCTTTGTATACTATCCGGCCACCCATGCGCCTTTGAAAAAGTCGTTATTGATGGCTTTTGCTCTGAATTTTATTTCACGCTTCATGTCCTATTCTTTAAAATTCCTCATGTATTCACAATCTTCATCACATTCCCTCTTCTTTGCGCAATGGGGGATATTGGAGTCAAATTTATACTCAAAGTTATAACATAGTTTTTTGTATTCTTCCCGTCTGGCTTTGCTCATATTAGCTTTCATCTTAGCCTTGATTTGTTCCGGCAAAACATCTTGTGCTGCTTTATCGAAAGTTATACATTTGATTTTTTCCATATCAATTATCTATTAATTTATTACTCAGCCAATTAAGCATTACAAACCATTCGTGATTGTCGCCTTTGACTATAAACATCATAGTATCATAGATAGCATTTATAGTACATATAGGCATAAACAATATTATAAATATAAAGCGTTTTAGTGCATTCATTTAGATTAATCTGTTATTTCTTTATCAATTAATATTCCGTTTCTCTTATCGTAATTCCTCATGCGAGGACATTTACCGTCACATTTCATATTCACATGCACATTGTTTGCTATACCCGATATGAACGACTTTTTATAGCACTGCCCGCTGTAATGGCTGTAATGTTTGCAGCGTTCCCGGTATTCGTTTCTATTCATGGCTAATCAATTAATTCAAATTCTTTAAAAGATAATTTCTCAAGTTTCTCAATCTGCTTACGAAGAGAAGTGATTTTATTCAGCCTCATTTCTTCTGCCTTTTTCAAGGCTTCGGATTTATCGGTGAATGCACCTTTCCCTATATAAAAGCATGAATATTTAAAAAACGTATATTCTGAACCTGTAAAATCATCTCTTAGAATATCAGATTCTATCTCTTTAATACCTTCTGTTAAGGCATACTTTGTTATAAATACTTTTGCCATAATCATATAAGTTTTAATACTTCAAAAATCCCGGCTTCCAATGCTTCCTCGTATGCGTCCCAATTCCCACCATCGTTAGGTCCTTTGGAATCATCGTCTTCCATCCATGTGCCGTTATTGGCTTTCACAATAGCATAGCCATAACCACAAGCGTTACGGTATATTTCAATATGCAAGTTCTTGGTTTCACGAAGCCACTTTTGTGCAACGGATTGAGGTGGAACAGATAAGTATTTATAACAATGATGCAAAGTAGAAACATTTATAAGATATTTTCTTTGCTGGAAGCCTTTCTCTTTCAGCAGCTTCGCCGTCTCTAATGTTATAAGTTCTTCGGTCATAATTAACTTTTATTAAAGTGTTCGATTAGCTCTTCTACGGTAGCCTTGTGACAATAAAGTGATTCTATCTGAGTTCCAACATGCCTTCCTCCGTTACGATCTGTAGATTGAAACCAAGTACCTTTAGGAATATAAACATATATTTCTACATCCATTATAAACCATTGATACTTGTCTGTATCATCCCTGAGTGAAGCGATAGACAAGAAAAGCTCCTCATTGGTACCACAATCAATTCTTCCGGCACAGTTCCATGTGTGATGAGGATTTGTATCATCAAAAACTTCTTTAAGAATAACATGATAATTGCAGTTAACTGGTGATGTAGCAATACAAAATCTTTCATCTTCGATTACATCAGTAGAATGGTTGTATCCTAATTTTTCCAACTTCTTCCTTAATTCCGGTGTGTTTTTACGTATAAACGCTGGTGTCTTAAATCCCATAGTTATTCCTCCTTACTTATTTTGATTATTTCTCCAACGTTTTTAGGTGTTTCGCGATAAGGTGTAACAGTTACTTTGCCACGATTGACGAAACGAAAACATTTCATTACAATACACAGAAACGTTTCGTATTGGCTCTCAAATTCATCGCATTCATAACGCAACGAGCAGTCACTGCAATCAGAATACCCATTATACACTTTCTCTGCTTCATGCAGCACCCCGTCTATCATTATTCCGTTCTTTACTTCCATAATTAAAACGTCAAGATTATTTTTGTTTTTATTCTTACAGGCAAAGCAGATAACGTAGATTTTTCACTTTCCCTGCGTATATAAATCATATTATTGACTTCTAAACCTATTTCAGCTTCAAGGTGTTCTAAAATATGAGCTATTTCCATTTCAGCTTTCTCTTTCTTGTTTTTTACTTCTTTTATATCCATGATTATTCTCCTTTCAGTTTCTTTATCATATTATCAGCACAATCAAGCGCTATAATTATCGGTGCTTCACGTTTAGAATATGTGCCGCAAAAAGCAGGGTTGCTTAGAACTCCTTGCATTGCAGCCTTTGCCAGTTCATAACGCCTCTGTTCCCAATCAATGATTCCATCATCTTTCAAAACCTCAACTAAACTATTATGAATAATCGGGTCCGTAGAACCAATCTTGGCATAGAAACGACATTCAACATCAATTATTTCTCCAGTTTCTTTTATTCTCGCTTTCATTGTTCACCCTCTTTAAAATATCCATTTTCAACGCACCAGCAAAGCATATCGTAGGCTGCATCTAATAGATTTCCGGCAACTTTAAAAATGAATGATTCAGATATGCCTATTTGGTAACTTATAGCCCAAGGGCCAGAAAAAAGAGGTTCAACGCACATCTTATACGTTGCACCGAAGTCATTTATGTATCGCGGTAACTTGCTGAGAATATCATGCAAGGTGTAAGCTGGATATTCATGTTTCATATTCGGTTGAGAAACGAAGAGAGTAGGCTCTTTCTCTGTTTCGTCTGTTCCGTTAATAATAGAATCGGCAGTCGGTAAAAACTGCCAGTGCATACTTGCATCACTCGTATCCAAGCCAAGCTCCCGCAGGTGCTTCATCTGATCTATTGATAATACTTGTTTTGATTTCATAATTCCATATCATTGTTCATACCTTATTATTTTCTCTCTACATCCAATATCGCTACTACAACATGGGCAAGTAACAAACAATACATTGTATCCCTCTCTTTGATCGTAAAATTCCTCTTTCACATCTTCTTTCTCGAACTCAAATTCGCATCCACATTGGTAGCAATGACGGAAATAAATCGGCCTCTTTTTGTTAGAGCCTTTAATTATTCTTATCGCCATACAGTCCTCCTTTCTCCTTAGTCCGTTTATCCTTTGCTATTAGTAATTTAAGTGCCAATAACGGGTCTTTGTTCGCAATGATATTAATGTCTTTAATACGTCTGTCAACTCGCGCATAGTGATGAATACAAATAGCATTTGCTTTCATTGCACGTCCAATTCCATATAATGATTCCATACGAGGATTTAAACGGATGTTCTTCATTATTTTTCTTGCTTGTCTTAATTTCATATCTAATCTCTTTTTTAAACACTCTTACATAAAGCATTAAATTTGAATTTATCACAGTTTATAGTATCTCTGTTAAATCTGTCAGTGCATTCATAATAATGCTTACAGTTGTAACAAACCCTTTCAACCTTTTGCTTTTTCTTTACTTTAGGAAATTTCATATCTCAATCTCCTTTCTCTTTAATCCGTTCCAGTACATCCTTGTTGGCTTCGAGTATCTCATCGAACGGAAGTTCTCCGTCGTATTCCCAAAATGATAGTTTGCCTTTTGCAGGGATAGGCTTTTCAAACAACACGGGATTAGCCAGTACCCAGTTACAAACTCCTTTCTTTGCCCAAATGGATGGGTGGTTTTTTACGCAATCTACTATTTCTACACTACCGATAATGACAGAGTACAGTTTCCGTTCCTGCATAGGGAAGTCAAAGCAATTCTTTTCATAAGCATCTATTTGGTCATCTGTCATAAAATCTGACGGTGGTATATTCATGAACTTTTTATCCGCAGCAGCATAAATAAGTACACGTCCACGATAATTTGTTTCGCATTTGCTATTTTTAATATCCTGAATGCCATGAACTATAAAGGACGCCCAAGGCTGTTTGACAGTTAAAGCTTTCATTCTTGATTATTATTTTTGAGTATCTCATCAAAAGAGGGAATTTCGTTTTTACCAACATAATAAAACATAAGACCTCTGCTAACCATTGGCGAACGTCTTTTTAATGAGTTGAAAATAGATGTTGTTGGAATATTCATTTTAATTGAAGCATCTTTTATTGATTTGAAAACGTAAGCAGTTTCTCCATGTATGCAACAAATCTTTTTTCGATAACTATCAGTCGCATGCCCATAGGAGTTATTGTAAGACCTTGTACACCATTCCAAGTTATCAACATTATTATTTAAAGGGTTCTCGTCTTTATGATTTACCATCTCTAAATTTAAAGGGTTTGGTATAAATGCTTTTGCAACAAGCCTGTGCACAAACATTAGTTTCCTTTCCCCATTAATGCTAATTGTTACCTGAACATATCCATGAGAATCTATAGAACCTTTCATTATCCTTGGATACGCTCGTTTCCCCCATCTACTAAAAATGCTTCTAACTCGTCCAAAATTACTAACTTGATACCCAAACACTCCTTTTGTGTCTTTCCATACCTCTTTCATGTCATTATAAATTTAAGAGTTTATGAATATTCTCTATAGCTTCTCCGTCTGTCTGTGAATCGTCCTGCATGATTGATTTAATCCGATTTGCAAGCCATTCAGCACCGGCTTTGAACCCTTGTTCAATGTCATATCTATCAAAATCGAAATGCAATCTATATTTCTTTGGAACTCCACGTTCTTGACATTTATCGTCAGCATATTCCCTTGCCGCTTCTTCTAATGTCTGTTTCATGTCTTTTTTGTTTTACCCAAATTTTGAAAGGAGCACATCCTAATGAAAGGTTAAGTGTCAAATTCTAACTTATCATTATAACTGTTGGATATGCTCCTTTTTATATTATTAGTTTAATCTTCCACCTCAACAAATTCGCCGTCTACTAATATATACCAAGTATCAGCCTTGATATTCTTGCCGTCAACTACAACAGCTTTCCAATCGGAAACATCGTACGAGCTTTCTTGCTCCTCTGCTATAACCAAGATAGATCCCATACCTCCTCTGACCTTTACATTTGTTCCTCGCGCCACCGCTAAACCGTTATTTCCAGTTGATGAACTACCTCTTGATGTCGCAGCACCTCTATCACCAGCGGTCGCAGCACCATAATTACCAGCGGTCGCAGCACCTCTATAACCAGCGGTCGCAGCACCACTATCACCAGCGGTCGCAGCACCATAATTACCAGCGGTCGCAGCACCACTATCACCAGCGGTCGCAGCACCATAATTACCAGCGGTCGCAGGAAACCCCGGATTTGCATTATTCCTATTAGTGCACCGTTCCTTTACATAAGATACGGTTGCTTTCACAAGCCCTTTTATATCGAGTTTTGCTCCGATATGTATTTTAGAACAAGCGATCTTTGTATCATCCTCATCCGCATCCATATAACCGCTTCCCTCAACTTCGTGAAACTTATTCATACCTATATAAGCAGGCGGATAATATCCAAAGACATCCAATGGATGAAGACAAAAATGAAATCCATTTTCGCAAGCTCCTATTTCTCCTTCCTCTTCGTAGTCCTTGCCTTCTTCGTATTTAAACCCTCGGCATGTCATATCTGGATTAAAACCCTTGTATCCTTTTATTTTGGTAAACTCCTTTGGTAGAGTAACGTTATCCGGAAGATTTGCTCTAAGTATCATGTACGCCATATAATTTGTATCAAATCCGGCTATTCCTGTACCAATGGCGGTGAGAAGAAATTCCTTTTCCGAATGCTCTTCAGCAAACTCTCGGAATTTTCCTAAATAGGTAATTAACTCTTCCTCGGTTACTTTCTGCATATCCTTATCTAACGTTGGGATGGCGTAGGACTG